ATGTTGACTATGGCTATGCACGCCAATGATAACATCAAGGCCACCACCGGTCTGTTTGATTCGTCGTTGGGCGCAGCCGGGAATGCCACTTCAGGCAAGCAAGAAATCGCCCAGCAGCGCCAAGGCAACATCGCCAATTTCCATTATCAAGACGGCCTGACCCGGTCCCTTCGGCATGTTGGGCGTTGCCTGATCAATATGTTCCCGCACTACTACGACACCGAGCGGGTCGTGAAGATCATGCGGGATGATGGCGAAGTAGTCCCGGTGACCATCAACAAGCGCCTGTCGCCTGAAGAAGCCCAACAATTGCAGCAAGATGAGCAGGCGAAGTCGGAGGGCAAGTACACCGCAGCCATCAAGGCTGTTCTGAACAACATCACGGTCGGCCAATATGGGGTTGTGGTTGACACCGGCCCGTCGTACACCACAATGCGTCAACAAGCTTCCGATGCGATGGTCCAATTCGGTCAATCGTGGCCCAAGCTGATGGATATTGCTGGTGATAAGGTGGTCAAGGCCATGGATTGGCCGGGTGCACAGGAAATTGCTCAGCGGATTGAGCGCACGATCCCGCCCGAAATCCGGTACGATCCGAAGGACCCGAAAGCTGGCCCCCCGCCGCTCCCACCCGAAATCAAGCAGCAGCTGGACCAAATGAATCAGATGATTCAGGGCTTGCAGCAAGAGAATCAGCGTCTCAAGACCGGAATTGACAAAGAACAGATCAAGGCCGAGTCGAATGAACAGATCGCCCAAATCAAGGGCATGTTCGACCAGAAGGTTGCCGAAATCGGCGCAGACGCCAAGAAAGATGTTGAAGAGATCAAGGGCTGGATTGAATTCATGCTTTTGAAGCTCACCCCTCCGGAACCGCTCAATGTAGCTGCTTCCGAGGATATGACCGAAGAAAACCGTACTTCGCCGGACCCAGGCGAGGAGAATACGCAGATTGGGCAGAGCCTACCTACGGGCGAATAAACATAGGGCCGGAGAATCGTCATGCCTGACGCTAACCAAGAAGTAGTTGAAACCCAAGTCGCGAACACCGAAGTTCAAAACTCTGCCAACAATGGTGGCTCGCAAGAGCATACCAGCACGGAGCACGAACAAGGCCAACGCGAAGGCGAAGAAGGTCAAGTCGACAATGAAGGGCAATCGGGCAAGAAGCCCATCCAGCCCCGAATCAATGAGCTTGTCCGGAAGCGCCACGAAGCTGAGCGCGAAGCGGCCTATTGGCGCGGCGTTGCTCAGGCAGCATCGAACAAGTCCACTGTCGAAACTCCGGCCCCTGCGGCTGCCCCCGCAAAACCGACAGCTGACCAGTTCAAGACGTACGACGAGTACGTCGAAGCCCTGACCGATTGGAAGTCCGATCGAGCGGTTGAAAAAGCCCTCGCTACCGTGAACACCAAGATCGAGGAAAAGTCCACTCAGCAAACTGCTGCCCAACAAGAAGCGGACCGGACCAAGAATTGGCAAGCACGTCAAGAAGCCACCAAGGCTGTTCTGAAGGACTACGATGAAGTCGTGGGTGAAAGCGAAATCCCGATCGCGCCCCATGTTGGTGATTTGCTGCTCGATAGCGATCACGGCCCTGCGCTGGCCTACAAGCTGGCTAAGGACCCCGAACTTGCCGAAAAGCTGAACCGGATGTCGGAGAAGCAAGCGGCCAAGGAAATCGGCAAAATGGAGGCAGCTTTCGACATCGCTGCAGGCTCGTCGAACAGTCAGACTCAAACCACTGCAGCCCCGGCTGCGCAACCCAACGTCAGCAAAGCGCCGACGCCGCCCCGTCCTGTGACTCAAGGCCGTGCCACTTCTAAAGACCTCTCGCAGATGTCGATGGATGAATACGTCGCGGCCCGCAAGGCCCAGGGTGCGGGTTGGGCCAATCGGCGCTAACTCCATCCATTCGAGGAAATCATGTCCAACAGTCTTGTTACCTGCTCCATCATCGCCAAAGAAGCACTGGCGGTCCTGGAAAACATCCTCAGCTTCTCCAGCGGTGTGAATCGCGATTGGGAAGCTGAGTTCACCCAAAACCAATCCCGTGGCTATTCGCCGGGCCAAACCATCAACATCAAGAAGCCGCCGCGTTACACCTATCGCGCTGGCCGTGTTGCTGTGCCCCAAGCGACCGCCGAATCCACTGTCCCGCTGACCCTGCAGCAAGGTGGTACGGACCTGAACTTCACCGGTATCGAGCGCACTCTGTCCCTGCAGCAAATGAGCCAAAAGCTCCAAGCTGCGATGGCCACGGTTGCGAACGAAATCGACCGTCAAGGTCTGGACCTCGCCCGTGTCGCCACGTTCAACTGCTTGGGCACCCCCGGCACCCCGCCGACCACCCAAGCGCTGGCCCTGGCTGCTGCCACGACGCTGAATCAGCGTCTGGATGAAATGGCGGCTCCCCGCGACAAGATGCGTTCGCTGATCACCAATCCGGCCCTCAATGGCGCGATGGTGCAAGGCTTCGCCGGCCTGTTCAACAACAGCAAGCCGCTGTCGGAGCAATATAGTTCCGGTCTGCTGGTCGACGCTCTGGGCCTCGCTTATGCGATGGACCAAAACGTTGCTGTTCACACGAATGGCACGCAAGCGGTCACGGGCACCAACATCAACGGCGCGGGCCAAACCGGTTCGAACATCACCGTTGTTGGCCTGGGTGGCACGATCACCAAGGGTACCAAAATCACGCTCCCCGGCGTGTTCGCGGTAAACCCCCAATCGCGGCAATCGACCGGCACACTGATGCAGTTCACGGTGACTGCTGACGTTGCTGCTGCTGCCACGGTTCTGCCGATTTCCCCGGCCATCGTGACTTCGGGCGCGTTCCAGAACGTGACTGCTTCGCCGACCAACGGCGCTGCGTTCACGATCTTCGGCACGGCTTCGGGCTCCTACGCTGCCAACGTGGCCTACCACAAGGACGCATTCACGCTGGCGATGGTCCCGATGTATGCTCCCCCGAGCGGTAAGGGTGTGATCGATGTGGCTGTTCAGTCCTACAAGGGCATGAACATCAAGGTCACGGAGTTCTACGATGGTGTGAATGACAACTACATCATGCGTCTGGACGTGTTGTTCGGTTGGGCTGCCACCTACCCCGAACTGGCCTGCCTCTACGCGGTGTAATTGATGGAGCCCCTTCGGGGGCTCTTTCTCAACTTCAAGGAATTCCATCATGATTCTGCTTTCTCGTTCCTACGCCGGTTATGCTTCCGGCACCATCGTCCAGCTGCAAACGGCTGTCGAATCCGCGCTGATCGCGCAAGGTTTGGCAACTACTTCGGCTGGCCCCGTGACGCCGGGTGCTGTTTCGACCACGGAAATGCAAGGCCGCGTTGGTATTGCCGCAGCCGGTACTTCGGTTGTGGTGTCCAATCCGGCTTTCACCACCGATTCGAAGTTCAATGCCTACCTGTCGAATGCTGCGGCTGATGGCACGGCGTTGTACATCACCCGGATCACCCCGGCTGCCGGTTCGGTCACCTTCACTCTGAACGCTGCCGCAACTGCTGCGGTGGCGATCGATTGGATGTGCCTGATGCGTTCGGGCGAGTACCAAGTCGCCTAAGACGCAGGCCCCTTCGGGGGCCTCCTTCACACCCATTCTGGAGAATCCAAATGTCGAATCAAAACATCCCGGTTGACGTTGCGGCGGCGTTCGCTCAAGTCTTCCAACCGAAGAATCCGTTCCCGCGCTGGTTCCAGCCGAACCCGAACATCGGCCAAATCCTGGTGCACTCTCAGGAAGAGGAAGATGAACTGAAGGCCCGCGATTGGTCCCCGAAGCCTCTGCCGGGTTCCGAAGTTCCCAAGACGGAAGTGAAGTCCATCGAGGACGTGTCGGCTGCCTTGGCCACGCTGCAGGCTGAACGTGACCTGTTTGAGGCCCAAAAGGCCGCTTTCATGGCCCAGGTCGAGGCCCGGATCGCCGGTATCGGGGCCGCTCCGAGTGCCCCGGCTGCCACAGCCGTCGCCCCGGCGTCGCCCTCCATGGGGGATGCAGCGGCCCAGGTAGCGGGCGCGCTGTCGGATACTTCCGAGGAAGCGGCCCCGGTAGCCCCCAAGGCTGCTGCCAAGAAGTAATCTGAAGCAAAAGGAGTCTCACCATGCCAAGCCCAACCACAGCCCTGGACCTTATCAAAGGGGCCATGCGGCTTATCGGTGCGATCGCAACCGGTGAGACTCCCACTGCCGACGAAGCTAATGATGCTTTGACTACTCTCAACGACATTCTTGAGGGTTGGTCCTTGGAGGGGCTCGCAGTCTGGGGCTCGTCCAACCAGACATTCAATACCGTCCCGGGCCAGAAGACGTACACTGTCGGCCCAGGGGGTAATTTCAATACCGACCGTCCCGTGAATGTGTTCGGTGGTTATTGCACTTTCGGTGGGGTCGATTTCACTATCGAAGTGGTCGACCAGTTGGCGTACAATCGTATCGCCTTGAAATCACAACAGCAGCCTATCATCGAACAGATGCTATATGTGAACGAGAATCCGCTCGGGCTCTTGACGCTCTGGCCTGTTCCGTCAGCTGCGATTCCGATCACGCTATCTTGCGGTCGAATTTTGACTCAGGTCCCTTCATTGGCGACCAGTCTGGTGTACCCACCGGGGTACGCGAAGGCTCTGAAATACTCGCTGGCTGTTCATCTTGCTGCCGAATATGGTCGAGTCCCGGCAGTGGACGTTGCGACCATTGCCCGTGACAGCAAAGGCAACATCAAAAATGCGAACATGACTCCCCCAGTCATGGCCTTTGATAGCGTATTGACCGGCGATGGTCCTGCTATCTGGCAGAGAGGGTATTAAGAATGGCCAAGTTTCCGTTCGTTGCTGGCTCTTACCGGGCACGCTCGTTGAATTTCGACGCGCAGCGTACGATCAACTTGTATCCCGAAATGAGCGGCTCCGGCACGAGCAAAAGTGTTGCGGCTTTGTACGGGACACCAGGAAAGCGGCTTTGGGCTACTATTGGGAGTGGTGGTATTCGTGGGCTGTTGCGCTTCAATAAGACCCTCGCTGTTGTAGCGTCGGGCTCTGAAGTGTATACCGTTACTTCTGGTGGCGTAGCTACTCTGCAAGGGATCATTAGCGCGGATAACACCCCCGTGGTCATGGCCAGTAATGGTACGGTGGTGTTCATTGCGACCGGTCCGGCTGGATATGTTCTTGACCCGATCGGCAATACTCTGGTCCAGATCACCGACACTGATTTTGCTGGAGCGGATTGGGTTCAGTTTATTGATGGGTATTTTGCCTTCAATAAACCGGGTACGGGCCAATTCCAGATCACGAATTTGTACGGAACCGACATTGCGAGTCTCGATTTCGCTACTGCTGAAGGCTCTCCCGATTTGTTGCTGGCTTTGCTGGTGGATCATCGGGAAATCTGGTTGTTTGGCGAGAACAGCACTGAAGTGTTCTTCAACAGCGGTAACGTCGATTTCCCATTTGAGCGCATTCAAGGTGCGTTTATCGAGCAGGGCTGTGCAGCAAAATACAGCCCCGCGAAAATGGACAACACGGTATATTGGCTTTCCGCTGATGACCGGGGGTACGGGATGGTGCAACGGGCTGTCGGGTATCAGCCCCAGCGAATCAGCACCCACGCTGTGGAATACGCAATCAATCAGTATTCCCGTATCGACGACGCTGTATCGTTCA